TTACGGGATCGGCGATCTTCGACAGTTCGATCAGACGAGCGGGAGACTTCGAGAGCGCATAGACCAGCACCGCAGGATCGTCGGCGCCGCGCATCAGCAGACCAGCTTGCGTCTGGTTCAGGATCGAGCCGACTTCGGACTCGGCTTCTTCGAAGTCAGCCACGCCGAGCGATTCCTTGCGGGCGGCATAGGACTTCTTGAAGTTCTCGACCTCTTCCTGCTCCTTGCGCTGCGCGTCGAGCTTGGCGCGATCGGCTGCGTCAAGCTTGGCCTTCTGCTCCATCCAGTTGTCATACGCCTCCGAGAATCGCGTTTCGTCGTAGTCGTACTGGTCGAGCGTCGGCTTGGCGGTGAGCGTCGGCGCAGGCTGCGGCAGCTTCGAGCGAATCTCTTCGAGCTCGCGCTGGAGCTCGCGCTTCTCGCGCATGATCTCTTTGTGACTCTTGCGCAGATCCGCGACCCACTTCGGCGCCGGCTGGCCCTTCAGTGATTGTTGCTCGCCTTCCGGCTGCTCGGCGCTTTCCGTCGACTCAGGCGCTTCCGACTCCTGGTCTTCGTCGTCAAATAAAGCAGGCGCCGCGACTTCCTCGGGCTGCTCCTGTTCAAGTTCCGGCTGCTGCGTTTCGATCTCTTGGTCCATGCACTCACCTCTTGGTGGAAAAATACGATTCGCCGAGTATACAACAGACAACCGTTGCAATAAGCAGGATGTGTGTATATCCTCCTGATATGAAACGATTTCAGATGTTCCTGCCCGAGCCGATACTGAAGCGTCTGATGGAGTACGCGCAGCGGCACGATTACTCGATCGCCGAGGTTGTACGGCGCGCGGTACTCAAGTTTCTAGACGAAGAAGATTCGAAGGAGTCGAAATGACCTACGACGAAGTGGTTGAATATTGCGATGCGCATGGGATTGAGCTTTTCCAGCATCAGGTTGAAGCGATGGCTGAAATGGCGACCAAGTATGCCGCACGCCGCACTGTGACCGATGAACAACGCAAAAAGGCCGCGAAAGCCTTGGTAGAAACGTACCTTGGCTTTCCAGCGCCTGATCGAGAGCCGTGTGAGCTAGATTTGAAGGCTGTCGATGTGGTGCATGCAATCCTCTCAGCAGGCGCGAGTGATCGTGAGAAGGAGTCGAAATGACTTACGTAATGATCGCGCTGTTCTCGCTCGCCCTGCTCCGCGTGCTATACCTGATCCGCCACTCTGTCATGGACGGAATCGGGCATGTGCTCATGTTCCCGTTCGTGCTGGCTGACGACATCCGGCGCAATGGCCGCGACGTGCTCAGAGCGGCGTTCTGGTGGTCGGTCGCTATCGCTGCAATCGTATCTCTCACCCTACTTTTCTAATGCGCAATTTTCATATTCTCCGCGACGGCATGGACGTGGGCGCCCTGTCGCTCGCTATCTCGATGGACCCTGACCTGTGGACGGCTGACACGTTCTTACGCAACTATCCACAGGGGCCGTTCGGCGATACCGACACGATCATGCTGCGCTTCCCGGAGATTCAGACCGGCATGAGCGACGAAGAGATCGAGCTGTACAAGCAGAACAAGTTGCCGGGATACGATCAGCACGAGTCGATCGCCTATCCGGCATGGTCGAAGCTGACGCAGGCGCATCCGTTCGTGTTCGATCTGGCACGGTTCGTCGGTGCGACGCGCATCGGTCGCGTGATGGTCAATCGCGTGCGACCGGGAGGCCGGATCTATGCGCACATCGACACGCCTGAGCACACGCGCTACTGGAAACGCTTCCATCTGGTGATTCAAGGTCAGCCAGGCGCCATCATCACGAGCGGAGACGAGACGTTGCAGATGCTGACCGGCCGCATGTTCCATTTCCGCAACGATCTGATGCACGAAGTACGCAACGAGTCGTCAGTCGATCGGCTGTCGATGGTTATCGATCTGAGGGTGACTCAATGAGAGCCGTTGTCTACGATCCGGAAGACCTAGAACCTCTCACAGTTATTGACGTCCCGCAAAGTTTCGTCCGCGAGATCGAGGAAGGAAAGCGCGGGCCATTCCTCAAATTCGCGATTCAGGAAGAGGTGTCGGCGGCAACGTGGCGCCCCGACGACTCTCGGATGCAGCCCATGAGAGTTGCTGAAGTGAGATTCGAGCGCTTTTACTATGCCAATCCGAGAGGCGAGCGCGTTATGTCGTGGATGCTAATGGCGATGAACCCTGAAATATGTCTGCTGATGAAGGCAGATTTCCTGCCGGGGCAGCGCAAGGAAGTGCAATCGCGAGAGAGGGATGCATTCATGCGCGGGCTAGTGGCGGCGTTCGGGGTCTAATTGCCTAGACCTTGGCCCAGTGATTCACAGTCGGAATGATCCGTACTGACTGAGCCAGATTCGCCTTCTTTATACGCTGCTCGGCAACGTTCTTGAAGTGCGACATCGCAATGCAGGTATAGCGGAAGCTGTCGGCAGCGTGCGAATGCTCGTCATGCTGCGGATGCCCTGCCTTGTTGCGCGAGTAGCGGCGCAGGTGCTCCAGCAGCACGTCGCATTCGTCTGAGAAGAAAGCGTTCTTCAGTGCTGCGCGCCCCTGCTGGATGCCAGTCTCGACCGGAAGCGACGGTACGATCTGCACCTGCCAACCATACGAGCGCATCAGCGCTTCCGACGACATGCCGGTATGAAGAGAGCGTGCGCGCCCGTCGTGAGGCAGCCAGACGGTCACATGACCCCATCCATTCTGCTGCAGCCAGTCGCTGTAATCCTTCAGCGATAGGCCGTGATCCTCATGGAACGCCAGCACGCGAAGCCCGCTAATGTCAGCCTGCGCGATCGTGATAGACGTCAAGTCGGCGACGCCCAAGTCGAAAATGGCGTGCGTGGTCAACGCCGGATCTTCGGCGATCGGACGGATACGGTTGCCGACTGACAGCGCGTGCATCTCCTTGCGGTAGATAGCGCCGTCTGTGGCCGCCATCGGCACGCCTTCCCAGATATGGTCGTACCGGTCCGGGTCGTCAGCCTTCGAGCGCTGCCGCTCCGCTTCCAATGCGGCATTCCAGAACGGATTGCGGTCCCAATTGACCTGAATGACGCGCGCATTGGCGGGAGGCTTCGCGATGAATGTCGTATAGACCGGATCGGTATCCATTTCCGGATTCATTGACATCCATATCTCTGATGTCTCTTTCCGGATCGTCGGCAGCAGCAGATCGAGCGAGCGCTGAGACAGCGCCTGCGCTTCCTCGCACCAGACAATATCAATGTTATCCAGCGACTTGATGGAGTCAGCAGTTACGTCCGACAGACCGCGGAAAATGAACTTGCTGCCGTTCGCGCCAGTGATCTCTGTATTCTTGACCGTGAAGAATGACGAGAGGCCAGCCGCCGCGATGCGCGACTCGATCATCGACTTGACCGACTCATTGATCGACTGCTGGATCTCTCGGCAGCACAGAATACGTACCGGCTCGGAGGCCGCACGAATCACGAGGGCCGTGCCGAATGACATTGACTTGCCCGAGCCGCGCCCACCGTGAAACACGGTATAGCGCGGGCCGGGAGTCAGCAGACATTCGGCCCATTCCGGAAGCGAGATTTCGCTCAATGGCCCACCGCAGGACGGTTAGAGACATGAACCGGCGCCTGAGCGGCTGCCGGCGCATTGCCAGCGGTCAACGCCTGCGCGGACGGGTCGACCTGTTGCGTACCATGCAGCGCGTTGACACCCGGCGACGGCGCCGCAACGCCAGACGAGATCGCCTGATTTACCTTGCCGTCCATCGGGCTTTGCGGCTGGTCCTGATTCACCTGGCCCGCTTGCTGGTTGACGCGATCTTGGATGCCTTGCAGCATTGCCATGATCGTCGACAACTGGCTCGCGTTCGTGTTGGAGATGGACTCGGCCGCCTTCGCCTGGTTGAGTTCGGCCGTCGACAGAGCCTGCACAGCCGATGCTTCGCTTTGCGTGGCGCTCGCTGCATCCTTGCGCGCCTGAGCCAGCAGCGCGACCGTCTGAGCGTCGGGCGGTGCGTTTGCTGCTTCTTGCTGCTCGGCTTGCAACTCTTCCGCTTCCTCGTCGTTCGGCTTCACGACGCCAGCCTTGACGAGCTGCATGCGCGCGAACTTGGAAAGATCCTCCATGCCTTCGCCGTCGAGATTGCGGACCAGCGTTGCGACCATAAGCTGCTGCATCTGCGGGTCGGTGATGCCCGGCAGGATCTTCGCAATCGCGTTGACGGTCGAATCCTTGCGGCTGTTGAAGGCCGGGCCCACATCAACGAACACATCGAGGCCGGGAGTGAACGCGCGGGCGATCGTCGGATTTCCTTCCTTGTCGATCGACGGGACATTGATCGTCGTCGACTCGGGCGAGCCGTCCTCGCCATTGGCGGAAAACTTGCGGCTGTCTTCGGTGTAGACATCGCACGCCATCGACAGGTAAATCTTGCCGCAGCGCTGCATCGCGCGAGACATGTTGTCGATGAAGATGTAGACCTGCATGTCCTGATGCGCCTGCACACGACTGACCAGCGCGTCGGATGTGTTGGATGTCACCTGACCGGCCGCCAGATCGCCGCCTGTCACGTCGAGCATGTCGGCCGCGGTGATCTGCACAAGGCCAGCGAGCGCGGGCGGAACGTCCGGCTGCTTGATGTAGCCAACAGGAGGTGCAATCGTCTGCGAGCCGTCGGCGCCCGTAACCGGGTTAATCAGCAGATACGGATTGTTCGCAACGAGATCGCCAGCCCATGTCAGCTCATGCCCTGCGACCTGCTCGGGAGTGAAAATCGGCTTCTCGCGCGGCGTAAATGCCGTGATGTCCGCAAGCGTCGAGATCTGCATGTTGTACAGCCGCTGCGAATCCTTCGCGAGGCGCACTGCACCCTGGAAGCGTTCGATGCCGTCGATCACCTGGCGAATGCCATAGACGACGACGATCGGGATCTCAGAG